AGCAATAGATATAGCTCAGCTTTATTTAGCTATTAATACTACAGAAAATTTAGTGTTTATCAAAGACACATTTGACGAGTTTTTAGATACAAGGATAAATGAGTTTGGACTTTATAGAAAGCTAGGGGAACATGCTACTGGAGAAGTCTATATAGAAGGAGTAGAAGGTACTGCAATAGATAATGGCACAAAAATAGAATATGGAGGATTAATCTATACAGTTATTCAAGACATAGTTTTAAAGACAGATGTTGAACAGAATGTGACTCCAGTGCAGGCAGACGATATTGGACTTAAATATAATCTAAATGCTAATACAGACTTTAACTTAATAGAGCCTAATAGCAATGTTAAGAAGATAAGTAATAGAGTTCCGTTTAAGGGCGGAACAGAGCGAGAAACTGATGACGAATTTAGAGAGAGATTTGTAATATATATGACTGATAAAGCTACTAGTGGTAATGTTGCTGACTATATGCAGTGGGCGACAAGTGTAGATGGAGTGAAAGATGCTAGAGTGTATCCATTGTGGAATGGCAACGGAACAGTAAAAGTAGTTATATTTGGAAATAGCAATACAGCAGTAGATGAGAGTGTGCTAAATAACTGCAAGGAATATATTAATATTAAAAAGCCTATAGGAGCTGATGTAACTGTAGTTACTCCATCAGCACTTAATATAAATGTAGCAGCAACATTAACTCTTGAAAGTGGAGCTATTTTAGAGAATGTAAAATCAGAGTTCCTTACACTTGTAAACGAGTATTTTAAAGATGCTGGAAATAAAATTGCTTATATAAAAGTATTAGGACTTTTAGCAAATATAAGCGAAGTAGTTGATATTAAAAATCTCACTTTAAATGGAGCTACAAACGATATATCTGTCGGAGATGAACAGATAGCAGTAGCTAATTTGGATGGAGTGGTGAGTGATGCTTAAAAAATATACATGGTATAACGAAAAAAGCGACATATACAGTAGATTTCCTAAGCTCTTACAAAATGAAATAGACAAGCCTTTAATGGATTCACTTGATATAGAAGTCGATAATATGAAGGCAGCATATTTAGATCTTTTTAATCAGTTCTTTATTTCAACAGCTACTTGGGGATTAGATTATTGGGAAAAACTAGCTGGAATACCAGTTAGAAATGACTTATCTCTTAGATTAAGAAGAGAGAATATCCTAAACGCTCTAAGGAACAGAGATATAACTACTGTTAATGTAATTAAGAGTCTAGCCGAGTCTTATTCTGGAGGAGAATGTGAGGTCAAGGAGATATTCAAGGACTATAAATTTACAGTTAAATTTATAGGAACGAGAGGAGTTCCAGCAGAGATAAATTCTTTGACCGATGCAATAGAAAAAGTAAAGCCAGCTCATTTAGCTTATGAGTACATATTCACATACATGACTTGGGATGAATGCACACGATATCACAAGATTTGGACGCAATGGGAGGCTCTTAATTTGACTTGGGAAGAATTTGAAAGATACTACCAGGGATATAAAGTTGACTTCTTAGAGTGGGCGAGATTTGAAAAATATAACAGAATTTGGCAGATTTGGGATACTAAATGGCTAACTTGGGACGACCTTGAAATTTATGTATAGGAGGTAGAATATGGCAACGAAAACTGAAACTATTAAATTAAATCAGTATGAAGGTAGCGACTATGTCAAAATGGCTGACTTCAATAATGACAATTTATTAATAGATAAAGCATTTAAAGATGATAGAGCTAAAATGAAGGAAATTGAAGATAATGTAAACGGAATGGAACTTGTCGATTCTAAAATTAGAATAACAGACGCACAAGGACATTTTACAGGCGAAACACTAGATGTTGTATTGGACGAATTAAAAACAGATATGGACTCTATAGAAACAACTGCAACAGGAACAAGCTACACAGACACAACTACACAAATCGGAGCTACAAACGTGCAGCAAGCATTAGAGTGGGCAGTTAGAGAGATTAAATCGTTAAAACAAGAAGTTACAGGGCAAACAACAAGACTATCTACAATAAATACAGAGTTAGAAGCAGAGATAGGAACACCGACAGTATAGGAGGTAGGGTATGGAAAATCTTAAAAACACAATCAATAAAACAGAAACTTTATTAAATAATGTAAAGTTAGCTAAGGACAAAATAAATGAAACTGTGGTACGGGGGGGTATCACTTCTAAAAGCTTAAGTGAAATACCTGATAACATTAAAAGTATGATAAGTAAGAATTATAAAAAGATAGCAATGGGAAATTTTAATGCTAAAACAAGAGAAAATGGACATAGCACAAGTTTAACTTTTCCAAAACCTAGTATAAATTTTAAATATACAAAATTATATGTTTGGGTTTATATTTGCCTTGACTCTTCTTATAAAAAAGTATTTTCTCCGATGGTGGTAGAAGTCGGAAGGACCTATAAAAATCTTTACGACATTTATGCTAATTCGGATATTAGAATAGATGAAAATGACGAGGTTTTATCTTTAGTGTTTGTATCTAATCAAGGAAGATATATATTAGTTGATGAGTGGCTAGCTATCGAATAAAATGAGGTGATAAAGTGGAAAATCTAAAAAATACAATAACCGAAACAGACAATTTAAAAAATAATGTAAAAATAATAAACAACCAAATAAACGAAACTATAGTACGGGGGGGGGTTACACTTCTAATAGTTTAGCTGAAAAACCTAAACGGATTGAAAGTATGTTAGGACAGTATAAAAAAATGGCAAGAATGGATTTACAAAAGGACATAAACTTTACACAAAATACAGAAATAACAATACCTGTACATTTAGATTTTGTGCCAGAAATTGTATTTATACAAATTTATAACAATAGTGTGGACTGGATAAGTTCTTTAACGACATATAATGGTGGAAACTTTACGATTCCACACACTGGATATAGTTTTAGTAATAACAACATAAAATTTAATATAAATACAAGTTATGAAGGAAATAGTTTTAAAATACATCATATTCTTGCTATTGGATAGGAGAATAAAATGGATTTAGAAAATACAATAACGAAAACAGATACATTAAAAAATGACTTAAAACTTGCAAAAGATAAAATAAATGACAAAATTATTTCGGGGGGGGGTACAATTGCTAATACTATAAGTGCAGTACCCGACGCAATTGATAAGATGTTAAAAGAGAATTATAAAAAAGTAGCGATAATAGACACAGAGCAATACAAATTTGCAGACAATAGAGAATTTAGTACATTTAAAATAACAACAAATTTTAACTTTACACCATCAATTTGCTACTTGCAAGCTCACGTACTTGCAGGATCAGGTGGTTCGGGGCAAATGATAGCAATAGATGCTAAAAAGTTTGATTTTGTTGAAGGAATAGCTGTGATTAGAAATATACAGATAAAGCAAAATGAAATTGTATTTAATGCTAAAACAACAAATTCAGTTTTTGATAAAGTAAAATTTAGAGTTGTCGCTATAGAATAAAAGAGGTGATAAAGTGGACTTAAAAAACACTATAAACATTACAAACACAAATAAAGAAAATGTAAAAACAGTAGCAATAAATATAGATAATAAGCTTGTAGAACTTGGTGGAGAAAAAGCTGAAAGTTTGGCAGATATACCTAACAAAATAGAAGTTGTTGAAAATCAATATTTAAAAATAGCTGAGATAAAAAACTTAAGAATTTGGATAGATAAAATACCACAAACAATAACTTTTAGCGAATTATCTTTTACTCCTAAAAAAGTAATGGTTTTATTTTTTTGGGGAAGTCAGGATTTAATTGGCAGAAGTGAAATGGACTGGATAGAATGTTCAGACAGTAACAGTAAAATACACTCGTTAACTCAAAATAGTTTTGTATTTGCTGATGAAAGATACAAAAAACAAACAGGGTTTGACCCTCCACATGGAGCAACTATAAAACAACTTATATTTATGGGGTGATTTAATGTTAAAAGAAATAATAGACAAAAGTAAATTACTAGTAGACAATGTTAAAACAATAAAAGATAAAATAAACGAAAAGTTGAAAGGTATTGGCGGAAAACAAATAAACAATTATAATGAATTACCTACTGCTATACAAAATGCTATAACAAATAATTTAAAAGAAGTCGCTATTGTAAGTATAAATAGTAAAGTAGGACCTACGGGAGGTAGTGGAGATAATGCTTACACAGATTTAACATATACAAGACACGTTGACTTCACACCGACTAGAGTTTTTGTGAAATACAAAATAATCTTCACTCCAATAAGAGGTGGCGGAGATTGGAGTAACAGGGATGATAACAAAATACTTTATATAGATAGTGCTTATCACAATAGCCAAAATTTTGGAGGATACTATAATGTAAACAAAATATTTATAAAGTCTTTTACAAAAGATAAACTTGTCCTTCGCCATCGAGTGCAGAGTAATTATTATGGTAATAGAGAATTGCAGATTATAGATGCAATATACATTAAATAAGGAGAGTGATAAAAATGGCAGGATACAAATATTTAGGAAAAAGAATCTACTATTTAAAAGTAGATGGTAGAGTGATACTCGACACAGGAGAGGCAGAAGGTTGGGTTAATCAAACTACTACAGAGGACGATTGGAGAATCTATACAGAATTACAAAAATATAATCCGGAGGAAGTCGATTACATAGAATTAAAATGGGGCGAATTTAAAACAGAATTTGCAGAATGTACAAGTTATAGAGTTAATACAGAAACTAAGACTTTGGAATTTGATTACACACCAGTTCCACCAAGTCCAGAGGTTCCGACAAGTCCAACTCTACACGAAAGAGTTGAAGCATTAGAAAAAACAAACGCAGAACAAGACTTACTTATAAGTGAGTTAGCGATGATGTAACACCTTGAAAGGAGGTGAGAATATATGTTAAAAGGAGTGATAAAAATGGCTTGGTATAATTTACTAAAAAGAATGATACTAACAGAAAACTATTCTACTAAAGAAGAAATGCAAGAAAAAATAGACATATTTGCACAGAAAGGTAGAATAACAGAAACACAGAAAGCTGATTTAGAAAAACTTTTAAACTCAGCTAACTAGAACAGATAGGGCATAGATTAAGATATGTTCTTTTTTTATGCCCTTTTTTAAAATTTTTTAGGAGGTGATGTTTGTGGAGCTAACAGATATAAATATTCTTCTTAGTATAGTAACAGGTGTTGTTGGTATTTATGCTGGATATAGAAAAGCTTTAAAAGAAGCGCAAGAAAACGGGAAAGATAACGCAGTTATAATAACTATGCTTGAGCATCATGAAGCCTTGCTTACTAAATTAGATGACAAGCTTGAAAAAAGTGCACATGATAGACATGTCATTGAAAAAGAGTTGGCTAGACAAGATGAGAGAATTGATAC